AAGGGATTTTAAGACCTAAAATGTCTAAATTGGTTACCAAGCTAGCACCATAGCTAGTGCACAATGCCGTAATAATCATATCCGCTAACGCCCCAGCATTAGCAAAGAGGAAAAACGGGTAGCCAATCGCTGCAATAACGAAAATTGCTGAATGTGTCACAATCCCAGTTCGAGCTTTTCGGCTCGAAAAGTTTTTAAGCGCCCAGGCTTTGCAAAAGCCAGTAACCACATCTGCCACAACTAGCACTAATAGGATGAATACGAAAAAGTGATCATCGATCCCTGTTTCATAAAATTCCTTTACGACATTGAGGATCGCCCAAAGTCCGTCTGGTTCTTGCATCTGTCACCTCTACGTTGTTTCTGCTTTGCCAGCTGCTTCAAGCTCCGCCAAAATTTCATCTTCAATTTGATAGCGCATATTTCGCAATTCCTGCTCATCCTTGCGCATATCTTTCCGATATTTAGCGTATAGCTCTGGTTCGTGCAGCGTTTCAGTGACGGTAGAAACAGCTGTATTATCAATGTTTACCACTGTGGTTTTCACAAGCTTTTCTTGCTCGTCCTCAGTGGCAAAAAACTCTGCCACAATCTGGCGTGATTTTGAGACTTTTAACATAGTCTGTACCTCCTTTAATTTATGCTCTAATTATCCCTCTAGTCGCTAGGGATTTTTTACTCAATTAGGCCAAGGATTGTCTGTGACGTAAGTAACCGTACCAAGCCAGACCGCATCCGTTGTATATGATGACGTTAAAGATACATCCCCTGCAGTATTGATATGCAGTACACCAGTACCAACGACATTAGCTGATACATTGGCATGTAATATCAATGATATATTTTGTACTGGCCTATATCCAATTGGTATTTTTTCAGCCATTTTGGCATTTTCGTATTTTTGGTTGATGCGAATAATTCTACGCTCTAAGGATATAGTGACTGTATCACCAATCCTAGAAGCATAAGCTGCCATACCATAAGGTAAACCAACAAGTGTCTTATATAGGATTTTTTGTTTAGGATCTGGTTTTAAAGCTTCTAGGTCAGACTTCAAAGCTACGCTAACCCACTCTTGCCAAACTCCATCAGACATTACTCGGTAAGCCGATACCGTACCAGCAAAATCAACAGCTTCTTGTAAAGCGTTATCGTCATTATGTCTTGTAACTCTTACATAGACACTTTTGTTTTCAGTCTCAGGAGCATTATTTAGATTATATCCTGTATAAAACCCCGTAGCCTGATAATTATTCCAATCATCCACAGCTAGCATAGCCATACCAGCATGGCCAGTTAGTTGATACTGTTGGATTGGTTTGTTATTAGCATAAATATCCCCGCCAACATCTAGTGCACCACGCTCACGGACTTTCATCACACCTATTCCGTGTTGATCCTCAGTCCTCACGACCGAACGGGTCGGAACTTCAAATCTATAGCTAGTACTGGTAAAGCTGTCTTCCACTGTTCCAATGACAACAAAGGATTTATCCGCCGGATATTTATTCCCCAGATTAGCAGCAGAATTGATTAGCGAGGCAATCGTAGTGAAATCCCCTCTAGCTGGCCCGACATCCTCTACAAATCTATCAGTACCAAATGGTGCTATCTTAAAGCGCAATCTCATGATATTTTTCTGTGCTCCGTCAATTGTCAGAGGTGCGATTTTGGCATTACGGATAATTTGCAACTGATCGGCATTCGCCCCGATCCGCTGTACATCAAAACTAATCTGCGGAAGATGGTAATCTAATACATTGATAGTCAGCTCTTTTGGCGCACTAATCCTACCTCTACTATCTGTGACTGTTGCTCGGATAGTAGCCTGACCAGTAAAGTCTATATCGCTAAATGTATCATTTTTGTCCAAAGAATACGGTTGACCAACAATCTCTGCATGATAGCTAACAATAGTCGAACCATAAGCCCCTGCAGATTGTCCAAGACTTACTCTAATACTAGATAAAACACGGATAAAGTGATTAGGCTTGAGCATCTGTGCAACAGTCGCATTAGTATCTATCACACTCAGACTTGATAGTGTCGGTTTAACATTGTCAGGGATAGTCAATTCTAACCGTTGACTATCCCTACCGACCTCTGCACCGTTGTTATAAGTGATGTAAGTAATCGTACCAAAGCCACTAACAACATCAGGCGTTTGCTCACACAAAGCCATTTCTGGTGTCCAAGTATAGCTGGTTTCAATATTATCTCCAGCTATTTTTTTATCATAATTACCATATTTCACCCAGATAGAGTGCTTGAAATTATTGTTTTGACGGCTGATATTTAAAGTTACAGGTTTTCCAATTGTCGCTTTAACACTTGTACCAGTACTAGCTCGTTGAATTTTGGACAATCTCAAACTTTCTGATACAGATGACGATGTATAATATCCAATGTTTAGAGAGAGGTTAGCTGAGATAGTGACAATTTTATTTCCATCACTATCATGTGGCACATTTACATCTATTGCCTTGAGTAACACAGTTTGCCCTTGCGATATTTTACAATCAACTTGGAAATTCTGAGCTTTGCCATCAACAGTTATAGTCAATGTTCGCATAATGTGTTCGTAAATCGCTGTTTGACTATTTGCAATCAATTTTACCTGTACATTCACTGTCGAAAAGTTCCCGGTTGGGTTTGGGGTGTTCCAGCCAGATACAACTTCAAGTTGCATTGCTGCCCCCCATAGACCACCAAAGATATTACGAGCCATATTAAGCACCTCCTACATACATTGTTAAATTACGGTCTGGATTTGTTGGATCTTGCATTGTCACAAAACGACCGATCCGCAAGCTCTTAACAAATACACCGTTATCAATCTTAAGCACCCCTTGAGAAATAGAGGCCACCTCTTTTCCCCCAGATACAAATGAAATCCGGTCGTGAGAAACCAAGACTTTTGATGAACCATCTTTTCGGCCAACAATCAATCCCTCCTCAGATTGGCTCATGTACGTATTAACAAACTCAGTAACAGTCTGTAACTCACCGACTTTCCGCTGGAGATCTATCATCCGTTCGCTTGCCTTGGTTATTGCTGCCTCTGCGCTTTTTCTCCCTGCTTCCTCAACGACTGCGAGGTTCTGGATTTCTTTTATCCATTTTTCAACTACGGACAAGGCTGCTTTTGCTTCCAACTCAGCTTTTAAGACATTATCACGCTCTGCCAGCTTGTTTAATTGCTCCTGAGTTAAACCTTGGTCTGCTTTAGAATTGATGGCTTCTTGGACATCTTCAGGGGACTCAGAAAAATCAGTCCTTATCGTAGCTTTCTCAATTTTCACATTCCATACACTCTTAACAGCTGACTTATGATATGTGTTCACCCTTAAATGATATACACCGGTCTGCCTTGTCCAAACAAAGACAGTTCCTTCTCCTCCCGTGTCAGAATTTGAAACGATTTGATAAATCGTAACAGACTTATTCATAATCCAAAGAACTACAAGATCACTTTCTTCATTTGGCGAATGATCGCTAGAAAATATACCATCGGTTTCTGCCGAAATGATATAGGTTTCTCCTTGTTTTAAATATATTTCGGTTTCATCTCTATACAAATTGTTATTATCGAAATTTCCTGGTTTTTTATCAGGTTTAAATGGGCCTTTACCGCCTTTTAACAGATTAACCCCACCTATCTTTACATTCCCAACCATGTCCACCCACTTATACCTAGCTGGGTCTGTGCTGTCATCTACGGTATAGTCTGTGTATGTGCCGAGGAAGCGCTTGTTGCCCGTCTGTGTTGTGCTGAAATCAGTACGGCCATCTGCGCTATTGGCATAGGCAAAATGCACATATGGGGTCTTGCCGTCTACCCCTGCTTTACCGGGTACGCCCTGTGCACCGTCAGAGCCTTTCCACTTCGTCCACTTGTAAGCGGTAGGATTGTTGCTGTCAGTTGCTACAAAATCCTGATACATGCCAATATAAGCCTTGGTTTGGTCTGTCTGGCTAAAACCTCCACCAGTAGGATTATCAGCGTAGGCTATGTGAGTGTACTGAGTACGACCATCTGCACCCTTAGTACCAGGTATGCCTTGGTCGCCCTTGGGGCCTTGCAAACCTTGAATACCTTGTAAACCTCTTTCGCCTTTGTCGCCCTTTTCGATTACACCCTTGGAAAGAAGTTTGATACTGTGAACATTATTGATGTTGACAACGGACGCTATTATCCAACTATCACTATTTTTGTCCGTATTGAATACTCTTATTTGGACACTATCACCAATTTTAGTCTCAGCAGTATTTTCTATAACTACCCAATCACCACTATAGCCATCAGAACTATATCTATTGATGAGCGTCTGATTATAACGATAGTTTGTTGTAAATAATCGGATTGATTTTCCATTTTCTCCGTCTCGACCCTTTGCACCAGTATCTCCCTTATCACCTTTTGCCCCATCACGTCCATTCTGACCATCATTGACATTGACTAGCGTAATCTCATCTGTTGCTACTTCGTCATTGCCAATATAGGCAGCCACTGCCAGAGTCGCTGTTCCAGTTATACTTTCGCCTCTAACAAGATAAGTCATGCCTACCGTCACGTTGCCATCAAGTGACCAGCGCCAAGTCACATTGGCAGAAATTGGCTTTCCGCCCCTAAATAAAGAGGGGGTGATAACTGTTTGGCCAGTATTATTTTTAAAGACAATACCGTTATCTGTCGCTAGTTTGATTGAGTATGACTTCGTGGCCTCAAAAAGTCGTTCAAATGCCGCTTTAATTCCATCTGACAAGCTGTTTTCTAGCGCTTTAAAGTTTGATACAGTCGTCTTGTTTCTGGTTGGATTTGTAAAACTGATTTTTTGGTCAGAAATTCTTGCTTTGACAAAAAGCACTGGAGCAAACCCACTATCATAAATCCTGATAGTATCGCCAATATCCGCATCAATAAACCCGTCAATCTCGTAAGTTAGTGCTGGATAGGCATTTTTCTTTAGGTTTCTTACACCAGCAGCTCGGATCACTGATGGATTATCGCTATCAACTTCTAAATCCTTTCTGATCCACTGATCAGATTGTGTTCCAGATGTAAACGTTGATGGGTACATTTGAGCAGCTATAGGAGCATAAAGCCCATTTCCACTTTGATAAAACTCACGAACCCCGTCTTTATTATTTTCCGAATAAGCAGGGGTTAAGCTACCAATTGTTACAACCTCCTCAACTTCTTCGCCTTTTTCGTTCTTAACGGTGCGTTTGCCAGTTGGCACAAGCATTGTATAAATGCCGGTCTTATCAATCTTTCTTTTAATTGATCTTAGGTTTTTCCCATAAGTTAGTTGGATGTCATTACGTACTTGACCAACCCCTTGATGCGTATCGTCATTTTCATGATAGACATTGACCTTAAATGACTTGATAGAGCTATCTGCATTTAATTGAGTATCAAACTCAATCTCTGCATCAAATTTTTTGGCCAGACTTAAAAGTCGAGCTAATTTTGTATCTTGCCCCTCCCATTCAAGCGTGCGTTTTCTATCCGAAATTTCATTGATACCAACAGACAGATGAGTGAAATTCAATAGATCCATTGCGTTACAGTATTCCACAAAAGACATTGCCTTATCTGATTTGTACGGATTGGCATACTCATTGATAAGCTCTAGATTCAAGTTTTCACAGTAACACTTGATCGTTTGCTCATCTTCTTCAACGGTCATGACGCTAAAAACATAGCTTTTCCCCTTGTATTTAAAAGATACAAAGGCCTTTTCATTCAATAGGTTGTATGCTCTCTGTGTGACCGTATCTGATTTGATTGATTTTTTAAAGACTGTAAATTCAAACGTTGATGACCCTGTTTCTAGATTCCTTGTCCAGGTATCATCATAATAATTCAGCGTTGTTTGCTTATCATTATCAACAAACGCCACTTTTCTCAAATTTGCATCATGGATAGTTAAGAGCATTATAGCCACCTTTCTTCAAACTCGATTTTTACATCTGGCTTTCTTTTACACCAGCTAGAGAAATAGACCTCTAAACTAGATTCTCCCGGTGGAATGGCCACCCACTTAGACGCATCTACGACATCCCCCATCTCTGGCTTTCCATCGACCAAAACAGTATCATCCTCACTATTGATAACAACAGATGAACCCATGCGGTAGCGATTAGGAATGTCTCTGATTCCTGTTACGAAATCTTTTCTATAGATGATACTATCCAAGTATAAATGGCTAATCATAGGATTATTTCCTATTGACGAAATAATGACTTGGATTTTAGCGGTTTTAATACCTTTTATCTCTGGCACGTGAAATTGAGGATAAGTACCCCACCAAAAGACTTGGACGACATCATCACGGCGCTGAATATCAGACCAACCTCTCTCTGCGTTAAAGGGGTTATGGTGGTCATAATGTGTGCCTGTAAAATTCCATTTTTTCACTAATCGAGGAGCACCATCTCCACGAACTAAGAAATTATACTCACAATCAAGACCAAACCATCTTTTGTAAGTCTCTACTCCATAGATGAACCTTCCGGTATCATCCATAAAGTTTATTTTCATGAGCCCCATTTGATTTCCTGCTCCAAGCCAGCAAATCTGCCGCCACCACAGGTAATCATTTAATGCTCCTTTTTGCCCGGAACTATCGACAGGGATTTCCCAAGAGATAGTTCCAGATCTGTTGCCTGGTACTAGAGCTAAGTGCGGCCGCCCCCAGTTATTTTCAATTCTGAGTGCCCCAGATTCTTTCATTGCTGCAGCAAAGCCTTTTGTGATGCCGTTATTCGTAACGTAGTCAAATAAGATTTCTGATTGCTTATAGCTCTGTAAGTCTGTTTCTTCTCTGTTACCAATTTCCATAGCACCGCTAGAATTAACTAGCCCAACATAGCCATTTTCTGCATTGTGTTTGATAGTTACGATTGGATAAGCATCTACTGTACCATTATTTCTCAGATTAAAAACCATCTTATCTGATGAAATAGTCGCATTAGAAAAGCTATCAAATTTTTTATAAGCCGTACTATGGGCTACACCGTCTGGAATGAGGATTTTAAACTCTGATCGCTGAAACCATCGAGTGATGTTGCTTGGTGTAATATCATCTACTGGCATGCCCATATAGTATTTATCTGGTTCATCTCCGTAAGTGATCTTGACTGGCTCTAATACATTCAAGACACCAGCTAATTCATGTTTGAGTTGTTCCATAGCAGCACCATCAGTTGTTTTCATATCAAACTTGATAGTGTGCTCTTTTTCACCACGTTTCACTTGCTGGATATTAACCCCTAATAAAGGAGCGCTATCAATTGATACGCTCCTTTTGTTACCAATGGGGCGGATAATATCTGTAATTCTCAAGAAACGTGACAAGTCAACGCCGTTGAATGTCATTTCTTTTGTCATTTATCTATCCCTCTCATCCTGTTATAAATTTTCGTTTGCTTTTCTTGATAAGCTCTTTGTCTATCACCAGTTCTTGCAACCAATGTATCACCATCTAAGTATGTTTCTACTGGTCGTTCTACTGCTTTATCAGCAATATCAAGAGCCTTTTCAAGCAGCTCATTAGCTTTATCCTTAGTGGATTCCACTTTAGCTTTGATCGCATTCTCAAGGTCAGATTTAATCTGCACCACTTTAGATAGCTTAGATTTGCCAACCCCTATCACATCTTCGGCTTTAAAACTAAATGCTTGGATCTGACTATAAACATCACCCATAGCATCATCAACTTTGTAAGCATCTTTTAAGATACCCACAGCCATACCTTGGGGGATGTACCGCCCGACATTATCCCTAAACAACCGTGACGGTGAGTGAATACGAGCTTTAGCTTGCGCCGCACGTTCAGCTTGTGCTACTAAGGCATTAGCTGCCGCTGTAACCGCTCCAAGCGCTGAGTACATACCTTGAGCCAAACCTTGGCCAATCATAGCTCCGACATAACGCATCATGCCAACGCCTGACATACCAATAGACCTTGCAGTATTTACTAATACTGTCATAGAGGCTGAAACTTGACCTTGACCACTTATCAATCCCTGAGCCATATTTTGAGATGTTCTAGCGCCGATTTGACGACCCTGAGCTATCATTTGAGCGCCAATAGAGCGAACCACAGCAAGCATCATCTGCATAGAAGACTGTACTTGTGCAGACATTGAGGCAAATGCAGCGCTGACTGATGCAGTGCTTGCTGAAATAGCTGTAATCTGGCCAGATGCACTTGCAGCACTTGCTCCAACCCGTACAAAGGTAGCGGAAACTATTGTAAGGCTTGAGTTAATTGCTAAAACCTGAGCACCAAATACAGTAAAGCCCATAGCTGACTGTATTAAAGTAGGCGTAATCGTCATTACTTGAGTTTTCAATGCGGTAAGAGGTGCATTGAGAGCTGACAGACCAGCAACTCCAGAAACAGCCTGACTTGTGAAACTTGCAAAGCTTGAAGCAGCTGACGTAAGAATTGATGGCAATGCTGTAACAGCAGTCTGTATAGATGTGATTCTAGTTGCAAAGTTTGTTAATCCTGAAACTGCTGTATTAGCTTGGCTTGATACTGTTGCCATGCCAACACCAAGTATTTTCATACCATTTCCAGCTTGAGCCAACCCTGCTGATTTACTTGCAATATTTCCAACACCAATAGCAACAGCTCCAAGAGAAGCGGCCATATCGCCAAGATTGGTATTTGTAATCTTAACAACACCAGTGGCCAAAAGGTTGAAACCTTTACCCGCATTTAAGGCGGCCTGACCGACAGATTGGATTACACCACTAACAGCATTGAGAATGGCAACAAATCCACCACTAATAGCATTGACTACTTTTGTAATGGCATTAGCAAATGCTGTGATACCTGGTTTACCAACATTCAAAGCTAAACCAAAGGCGGCAACAGCCGCAGCTGCTACTAGCAATCCTGCCCCTAACAAAGCAATCCCGGCTGCTGCTACCACTGCACCAGCTCCTACAACTACGAGACCTGCGCCAGCTATAATAAGACCAGCTCCTGCAACAAGTGCACCAAGACCCATTACTACTAAACCAGCACCTAAAGCTGCTATTCCAACAGCGGCAGATGCTCCATAAGTTGCAATAGTAGGTAGATGCCCTGCCAGCATAGACAAACCAGCAGATGCGGCCAATACCCCGATCCCTATTAGTGCGATAGCTGCCCCAAAAGCTAAAATACCGACAGCACCAGCTGATAAAGCTGGGCCTAGCAAAGCAAAGATACCAGCTAAAGCAGCTATTCCAACACCAAGCGCTAGCATAGCAACCTGTGCACCTGTTCCAGCACTAGCAAGTTGGATAGCTGCCTGAACCAAAATATAGATACCAGCAGCAGCTAAAGCCACACCAGCCCCCACCATCAACATTGCTGCTCCCATTGAGAGCCACTGAGCAGGACTGGCCATTGATGCTGCTTGACCAAATCCCTGTGCTACTGTTGAGATCGCTGTTGCTAAACCTTGTAAAACAGTTGATATTCCTTGCGCTACAGAGGTGATTAAAGAACCAATTCCAGAAAATACCTGTTCGATAATCCCTTTTGATTGAGTCGCTGCACCAGAGACGCCACCTAAAGCATCTGTTGCATTACTCTTGAAAATTTTGAATGGATTGATTTTTCCAAGTAGGTCAAACGCTTTAAATTTAGTGAGTAATGTACCCAAGACAGGTATTAACAAAGCAAATATAGAGGGGTCAATCCCAGATAAAAATTCTCCAATTTTTTTGCCTAAATCAGAAAGTGTTTTAACCGTTGCATCAACAGCATTTCTGAATTGCTCATTACTGTTGTAAGCATTCATAAATGCCCCCACTAATCCAGCAATAATGACTGCCAAAGTTAGTATTGGATGGCCTGTTATCGCTTTTTTAAGAAAGTTAAATCCTTTAACCAATCCAGTAATACCACTATTAGCCAATTTAAGTCCCTGAAAGGCCGTTATAGCTGCTAAAACTGTATCCACAACAGCTTGTAAAGTCGATGGATCTAGTGAGGAAATGAACTCACCAATAGCTGATGCCGCTTTTGAAATCTGACTAACGATCTCTCCAAAGATTCTGCCAAATTCTGCTAGAACCTGACTTTTTTGGACAGCGTTAGCGATTTTCTCAATTGCATTTAACACATCCTCAATGGCTAATTTAAAATTAGTTACAGCATCGGTTTTATTAAAGGCATCTATAAACTTATTGACACTCTGGCCTATAGCGCCAATCACCTTTCCCAAAGTCTCGATTGCATGACTTGCCATCAAGATCCATCCAGTAGAACCAGACCCTTTTGTAAAAGTATCAAATAAGCTTGATGCAGCTTTCTGAATACTAAACAAAGCCCAGCTTAAAGCCTTAACAGCTCCATTACGTTCCATGGTATTAAAAAGCTCTACAATCAGGTCTATAAACTTTTCGACATAAGGCGTTGCTGTATCAAATGCCTTTGAAACAGCTTTCTTAACCTTATCCATGTTTTCAGCAATACCACCCAAGCCTTTGGCTTTAGCAGCCTTATCAAAGGCTTGTATCATATTTGCAGTTCCACGAACCACTGCAGTCTGGATATTTTTAAATGATGTCGCAATCCCGATTGAGTTGATACGAGCCAATTCTGCAAAACCATTGACTCCACCATCCAACTCAATCAATTTGTCTGAAAATTGGTCAAACGTGATCGTTCCATCTTTCAGCGCTTGGTATAAGTCATTCTTAGCCGATGCACCAGCAAAGCCAAAGGCCTCTGCCGTCTTTTGCAACCCAAGAGGCATTGTTTCCATGAGGGTTTTCCACGACTGCATATCAACCTTACCAGTTGACATCATCTGGCTAAACTGGACTAAACCACGGCTTGCATCAGCTGCTGATGATCCAGAGGCCAAAAAGGCATCATTCAAGGCCAAAGTGAGTTTGGTTGATTTACCCAAGTCACCATTCATCAAAGCTAACTGTTGAGTGGTTGCCACAACCTCATCAAGCGCAGTTGGCAAACCATCAATACCTTTGGCTAGTGCATCAACAGAGCCCTTTGCATCATCAGCAGAGAAGCCCATAGCCTGCATCATTTTAGGGAAGCGGTTCATTGTATCAACACGACTGATAGCGCCTCCCATAGAGTTAGAAATAGCCTCCATTGCAGTAGAAACAGCTTTACTAGCAACTGCAACAGCAGTACCGAATCCTAGAGCAGATTTTGAACCAGTACCAAAACTTTTAGAAGATGAGTCACCCAAGCCCATCAAAAGACTTTTCAGTGACTTAACTTCACCTCTAGCTTTATTACCATCTAAGTCAATGGTAATGGTCACTTTTCCATCAGAAGCCATTTAATACCCCCTTTCTTAAATATCTGGTAGCGCATATTCTTCTTGTAATTTGCGCATTCTTTGTTTTTCTTTGGCATCTTCACCCTTTTGGGGTTTCCATGCCCTGATTTTCATCACTTCAACAAATTTAGTGCCATCTGGCAGACCAGCTAATAAAGCATTAAATTTCTGCCAATGCAGCTTCCCCTGTTCTTCAATCAAATCAATTTGATAAGCCTGCATAAACGATGAAAAAATGTACTCACCATCATATTTGATTGAAAATAAAGGTTTCTCGTTACCGTCTGACTGTTCTTTAGGCTTTTTAGGTAATACATTCCCCTCAATGTCATATCTATCAACCTCATCAACAGCTTTTGTAACCTGTATATGTTTTATAAACACTTCTTCATAGAGTGCTAAAGCCTCTTGTGTATCCATGTCTTTAAAACTTTCATCTTCAGTCAACTTAGCTAGCGCTAATTTAGGTTTTAGATGCGGTGGTATATATTCTTTGCTCCACATATCAAAGACCCATAAGACTCGGTCAAACGATAAGAAAAGCTGATACTCTTTGTCATCGAGTACCAGCCTGTCATCCATTTTTTTGGAAATATCAAACATTATTCAGCAAGATACTTCTTAAATGCTTCATCGTTTTGTCGTTCTTCGTTGACTTCTCGCAAAGCATCAGCGATCTGCAAGAATAACTTGAGGTAAGAAATTGTATTCTGGCCACAAGCATCATAAAGTTTTTGTGGTGCTTCGCCATCAAAAGCTGCTGTGAAAAATTCATCTAGCAAGTCTTTGAGTTCTTTCCGCAATTCCCATTCCGTACCAGATTCATCAATCTGCTCAGCCTTTGTCTTTAATTCAGCGGATTTCTTCTCAAGAAGCTCGCTCTTTTCATCCGTTGGTTGAAATTCAAGGGTGACATCTCCAATATTGAATGTCGTAACATCCTTGAGATTCCCAAAGTTATAAGTACGTGCCATGTTTTCTATTTCCTCCAATTACTTTTTTAGATTGTGATAGCTTTTTCGATTGGCGCTTTGATCCATTTGAGTTTGCAACTAAATTCTTCATAATCTGTTGCATCACCAGAGCCAGCTTTGATTTCAGAAGCATTTGCTACTTGAGTGAGTGACTTTTTGCCGTTTGATTCAATCACTCGATGCCACAAGCGGCGACCATCACCAGTCTTGTACTTCATATTTGCGATAAGTGCCTGCGCCTTATCTTCGGCATCATAGATACCCTCAGCTGTGTAAGCACCAGCAACTGATGTGACAGTTTCCTCTTTTGTGCCATCGCCATCGTAATAGCCTTTGTCATCTGTTTCTTCGTCAGTATCATCTTCGATACTTTCGATATACTTGGCCAATGGGAAAAATTCGTTATCAGCCGGTACAGTCTCTGCTTTACTTGGGTCAAATGGCGCTACTAAGTGTTTGCGCTTGGCATTTTTTTGGCGTGCCATAGTTATCCTCCTGCTATTTCTAATTTAGCGGTCACTTGCAATGTATAGACAAAGTAACCTTGTTCATCTTTTCCATTGATACCTGGTTTCCCGACATCAAGAGAAAGAAAAGTATAAGTGTTATCTGTGCTAGGCAAATCAATATCAAAGCTAGATAAGTCTCCGTTGATGAGCCAGATCGTATCGCTAGCCTTTTGATTGTTCTTGCATTTAACAGCAATTTCAAACGGTAATGACACCTCTCTAGTCCCATCCATGTATTCCTTATCAATCGAACCTCCCGGCAAAGCATTGATGACTAAATCATCCTTATCATCCTCAAAATAATCAAGGCGTGCTTTCATCGGCAGATTTTCGATTTCATTGATATGTGCCAAAAGCACTTCCTGAAAATTTTTGTTATTCTGCATCATCATCTCAACCCCATTGCTCTAATGGCGACTCGTTTTAGTTGGTCAACATTGGCCTTTAGTGGTTTATCCCAGCGCTTTCCAGTTCCGGGTGTTGTATATCTTCTAAAGACTACAATCCCATTCGTTCCGTGAAAATGAGCTCTAGCATAAACTGTGTTATAGCTAATATCACCGTTCGACTCAATGCGGCCAGACGCTCTCAAAGGGCCACCCCTAAAAGGTATATATGGCTCCATGATCATCATCCCTTGACTAGCCATTGCTAGCTTGCCACGCTTTTCTGCTTCTGGAGATAGTTTTCTGTCAACACCACCAAGGTCAACAACTACTCTGACATCAGCCATCAAATCACCTCGACTTCATAGCTAAAGACTTTACCATTAAGATAATTGGGTTGATAACCTGTGACTGTGTAATCACGCGCTCCATCATTCACAATTGCGCCCAGCCAACTATCATCAACCGTCACACTTGCAAATTTTGGATAAATATAGATAACTCCTGCTTTCTGCCTCGTTTTAGAGTTGTTAGTACCAACGACACTCACTGACCTATCAAACCTTACTGGTTTAACATCCAATGGATCGGAATAACTCTCGTCTCCAAAATCGTTTTTGTCCGCAACCTTTCGGACAGTAATAGCATCTTGCAATAAGCGTTTATCTATCATAGTCAACAGCTGTAATGAGGCTAAAACCTGCTTGCTTCAAAACATTTTCGGCATCTAGCGAAAGGTTGAACCGCTGACCAGCCGATCCATTTTGAGACTTGCGATAAGAGATGGATGTGCGGCCGATGGAAACACTTGTCATAGCTTGTTTGTCATCGGCTGTCATGATGCCTGAAACATCCAGATAAGCGATTTGAAAGGCCATAGCTAGCTTTACCGCCTGTTTTCGGTAATCTGCTTCTTTATCAAAATCAATGTGCCTTTGATAAATCCCTTGAGTATAGAGGTTGATTGCAACCTCTGCCCGCTTTGCTAGATTTTCAAAATCAACTACCTCATCAAAACCTAGCTTGACAAACTCATCTTCAGTTAAATAAGTCATGCGTAACCTCCTTTACAAATAAAGGGTGTTACCACCCCTTATTTTTCATCTACTGCGTCCGCTACTGGCTCAGTTGCTTCATCGTCTGGTGTTTCATCAACATCTTTCTTTTTTCGAGTTGATTTCTTCGGCTTGTCATCGTCAGCCACCACGGTATCGGATGGATCATCTGCTGCATTCGCTACTGGCTCAGTTGCTTCGATCGGCACAAGGGCAGCTGCAACATCTGGGAAGACCGGTTTCAAATCAGCATTAACTGCTTCTGCGTATTCCTTTTCAAGATCGATGATTTCATCAACGATTACAGATTTGTTGAGACTTGTGAAATAAATGTTCTTAGTCGCTTTATATAACGCCATAGCTTACCTCCTATACGACTGTTCCAGTCACTTTGACAACAGCTTTTTTGTTGTCATCCAAAATGTAAGTACCACCTTTAGCAGCAGCCTGTAATTGCACTCCATCAAAGTTTGTGGATTCAATAGTACGAGCTGTTGAGATACCTACAAATGGGATAACAATGCCATCTGGTGAAAACACTGCCAAGACACCAGTGTCAAAGTATTGTGCTGGGGTTTCCACCAATGCAAAGCCTTTGTAACGTGCAAGACCATTATTATCAATAGAGACACTAGAACCTTTAGCGGATGTGTTTGCTGTCATATCAATAATGGCATTGTACAGTTCTGGGCGTAAGTAAATGGTAACTGGTGCTGTTACTTCTTGGTTGATGTAATAAGCATTGACCTTGTTAAACAAAGCCTTTACCTTTTCTTCTGTGAAATCAGCAAGCGCCTCTGTCTGACCTGCATTGTCTGACATAAATTTACCAATCCGCTTGTTCATTTGGCGTGTCTGCGCCTCTGATTGCAATTTCAATCGGTCTGCGATAGCAGCATTTAGGTCATTGTTCACAGTGTAACGATCAAGACCTTCGTGAATTGTTAGTGTGTAACCATAATCGACATCTGTATTTTCATACTTGATTTCTGTCAGATTTCCAAAACGTGATTTTTGTCCTGTTCCATCACCAAAGCCCCCATCATTAGCACCTGTTTTGTACTCACCGATGACAACAGGTGTATTGTTGGTTTTCACCGAAAAAGCTTTAGCATTTTCTTGTACACCATCCAAAATTTGGATTGATGATAAAGCTCCCGTAAAGGCTGCACGGACTCCAAAAACAGTTTGCAAGATTCCTGCATATTGTTTTTCATAACGGCGAGTTGCAAGATTTTGATTAGGCATAGTCTAATCTCCTTTCAATTATTTACCGTAACCATCAATAACAGCTTGGAATGGGTCAACTTTGCCTGCTCCATTCGCCGCTGGATTACCTTGTGGCAAGATATTAGGATTAGGTTTTCCGCTGTCTTCTGCTTCAAAAAGATAAGGGTCACTTTCTTTAAGCCCATTGATGACATCATCAATTTTCGGTTTACCATTGTCATCAAGTTCAATAGCATCCACATCAATAAACTTCATCAATGCCGCTGGATTGTGCGCCTTAGTATCTTTTAAAGCAAGATTGATAGCGTTCACCTTGTTTGTTTTGGCCAGTTCAGCTTCTGCATCCGCTTTGTACTTGTCATATTCGGCTTGCAACTTCTCAAGAGCCTCTTTTTGCTCAGCGCTTGTATTTGCATCTGCCTTCATATCTTTAAGTTGTGCCTCTGCATTTTGTAACTGGTCTTTCAGACTATCTCGCTCTTTGGTGATAGTTTCCAAGGCTGATTTGTCCTCGTTGAGCTCTTTTCCTCGCAAGGCAAAGACTGATTTAGCCTGTTCATCTGTCAATCCAAGTTTGAGTAGTTCTTCTGTTGTAAATGCCATTTATACCCTCCTAGTTCTTTTTTAGGTGGACAACTCCCACCTCAAGCAAAATATTATTTACTTTCTCAATATACCTTTGATTAGATGGGATTTTTTACGGTTTTAGGCAAAGAAAAAAGCGCTGCACATGGCAACGCTAGATTATGTGTATAACTTCTCTCTACTGTAATCTCGATGCAGGAAATCGTAGTTGTCCACAAGATTTCTGATTTTGTTTTGATACATTCTAACTTTTAGTTTTTCAGCTTGTATCAGTTCATCATCTTTCATGGTATTTGCATAGTGCAAGCGCTCTTTATGATGTCTGATAGTCCTTTCAAGCGCCCTTTGTTTAGCCTCTATGCGTGCATTCACCTCTGCCTGTTCTGGTGTGAGGTCTTTTAGATAATCTGGCAAGTCTGGTATTTCATTCACTCCCACGACAAAAGGAGTCAAATAGTGACCACAATGGACACCAAGACATCCACCAGCTGATCCATAATCATAATCGTACAAAGAATAGACCTTAGTACCATTGATTACCCTAGTCTCTCCAAATGTGACTATCTTCCCTTGAATGGGGCTGCAAGCTGGCCGTGCTGTGCGTTTGATTGAGTAGTAAAAGGTATCTATCCCCATCTCCTCTGCTGGAGCTGTACGCATTTTATTAAAGACCTTGTACATCGTGCTCTTGATAATCGTCCTGGCATAGGCATCAGCTCGCCATTCACGACCTGCGCTATCCGTAAAACCAGTAAAACCCTTTTTCTGCCAGTTCATAATAGTTTCATGAATTGCTTTGTCCGCTGTTTTTGTTCCTGCGACTACCTCAGCGACAGATTGCTCAACTATAGATTTAAAAACTGCTTGGATGCTTTCTGGTAGAGTTGTATTGATAAGATTAAGGTCACTGACTGCTTGGGCTGTATAGGCTTCTAAAGCATCTGTGACACCGTTTCTAGCTATTCCGCTATCCCCACGCCCCAAGTCTTCTTCAAGTTGCTGTTTTGTATCTTTATATACCTTTAGCCCCTCATTCTCGATGACATCACGCAACAAATCTTCAGCAATCCCTGTACGCTCAACAATGATTTTCAAGTTTTCCTCGTTGAGCATGTGCATATCATTTAACTTTTCGAGTTGCCAGACATAAGGATTCTCTTGCAAGTCAGCTGTGCCACGCTCTTTCAATCGTTTAATCATGCTATCAAATAACTCAATCTGCATCTTGGCATAAATGTCAGATACACCTTGCATTTGCAAAGAAAATTGCTGATCATTAAGCGTTGGCTTCTTCATTTCCTGCTACTCCTCGTTTATGGTATAGCGCTAGTTCAGCATCATTTTCAGGCGGTAATTCTCCATTGATTTCAGCAAGCTCTTTCTCTGCTTCATCCTCCGTGATGTTCAGCGTCTTGGCAATACCTCTTTTCTGTGTAGCAAATCCAGCTGCTACCATCTTCATCCAGTAATCAAGCTCAGCGTGACGATCGGTAAAGACCCCATCATCCAGATTGACCGAGATATCATCAAGTTCTGGAATGTTCCCCTTGTACAGACCAAATGCCTTACCAAGTTCACACATAGATACACAAAGCTCTTTAATAGACTGCTCAACAAGTGCAACAATGCTGTTGCGCATTTGATAAGTATCTGAGTTCTCACTTACAATCTCGGTCGCTGTCTTGACCCCTTGACCGTCAAAGGTAAACATGCCGCTAGATACCCCTATCTGCATCTCAAAGAGTTTCAGCCCCTCTGAAATAGCGGAAATGTAATCAGATGACCTAATAGGCGTTGTGAGGTCAACAATATTGCCGCTGTCCATGTTACCAGCCCCCACTTGCATATAAACATTTTGCTCAACATCAAAACGGCGTTTAAAAGTGATATTACCTTGGTTATCTTGCACTTTGAGTTGCGTTAGCTGCTCTGGTACAATCACGCGCCTTTGCCCCATCTTAATCTCCCACATAAATTCATCGTAAGTGCGATTGATAAAGTCAATAGTGGTTTTAGCATTATCAAAGATTGACAGACCTAGTGGGCTGTTAATATCTTTATTGTTCATGCCGGGCGTTTTCAGATATGTAAATAGCGGGCGTGATAAGTCTTTCAGCACTGTTACTGGTTCTAGGTCTGGATAGAGTTCTTGCAAGTTCACGCGCTGCCCCAATGAGTTATCTGTATTTGATTTGTATAGCTCATTGGTGATACGGTACAAGTTCTTGTCTTTTGTGCTGCCTATCTCGCTACCGTCTTTAGTTACCCATTCGTGGAACTCAACCAAAGTATAATATACATTAGTTTTACCCTCTGATTTAATAGTTTTGGTCAAAATAGCAGCGCTAGAAACGTCCTGCGTATTGGATTGCAACGGTAAGAAAACAGGTGCTTGAATAAATGCCACTCTAACCTTATCTCCGTCAATGTAAGGCCTCATAGCAAGCCCACCAAGCGCCAAAGCGCTCTCCAAATACCTCTCAAAGTTCTTGTTAAAACGATCATTAGCAAGCATATCATTCAAGAACTTGTTCAGCGTTTCATCTTTTGCTGAAATTTCTGCTTGTTCGTTATAAACAAGGCTGGCAATCTTTTTGGCTGCTGTGCGTGCGATCGGCAAGTGTTGCATCTTGCGGCGTTTTCTGTCTCCATCCGTATTGATATACTCAATATCTTCAAATTTAGATTGATAGTAAGTCAGATTATGCTGAATACGGCGGAATTCCTCTTGGGTTACAGCGATTTTTGGATGATCTAGAATGCTGCTTAGATTTGCTGTTGTCATGTTATACCTCCCACGGTTAAAAAAATCTTTTATCTTCTGAAATAGGCTCATGTCTGCCCTCCTTATGTGTTACCCACACGCAAACCAAGTATTTTTGCATTATCTAATACAAAATACTGTGATGTATCGCATGTGTGGTCATCTTCTTTGATGACATTAGGGTTATCTGATTTGATTGTCTTTTCATCCCATCTGTACATCTTGTGTTCTTCAACAAATATCTTGTTATTTTCGATATTTAGATAATAAAAGCGACCTTGAGCAAGTAAAGATTGAAAGCTATCAATCATAGTCACTTTTTTTAGCTTAGCAACCGGATGCCACCTTAGACCAAAATCAAGAAACATCTGGTTTCTCAAAGCCCCCTCTGCGCTATCTATGGTGTACTGCAGAGCTGGCACTCTATATTGCGAGATAACAGCCTGTATAAACGCATAGATTTCTTGAGATAACTGACTAGGTGCTTTCTTGACCACTTGGCCAGCTGGTGAATAATACCAGGTATCAAGTAGGATTACTTTCCCCTTTGCTGTGATACCAAAAGCGCAGCAAGCAGTAGCTGATTGTTGGTGTCCACCATCCAGAGCAAATGAAATACCAATAAGCCTATCATCACTTGGCAAAGTATCTAGCGGATGAAAGGTACTCATGTTATAAACGTTGTTACCGAGTCCGACTGCCTCGCCTAAATACAAGTATCTGTAATAGTCGTAATCATTTTCTTTGATACGTTCTATATCTTCTAGCATCTGCTCAGTGACAAAACCCAACTCATCATCAAGATAAGTGCTTGAATGTGCTAGATAATTCTTATTTGTCTTGATGCTCTCAAACCACTCATTGATCCAACTGTACGGATTTCTAGGTGGGTTGTAACTCCAGAAAAATTGTACAAATTTAGCGCGTGGATGTTTTTGGCGCATAAAGGTTACGTTAGATTGATCAAAGTCCTCTTGACTACCAAATTCAGCAGCTTCTTCATACCAGACCGCTATGATGTTCCCGATGTCATTTGACTTGAGCTTTTGAAAATCGTCTTGGCCGTAAAAGTAAAATGTCGATCCTGTCTTTTTGTGAATGATCTGAAAAGGGCTGATAGTCTTTTTGAACCTATTAGCAACACCAAACAAGTTTAAAGCCCAAAAAATCTTATTGAAAACACTATCTCTAATAGTATTTGCAACCTTGCGAATAACTACTACATTTGCCGTCTCTCCCATTTTGATATAACGCAGCATCATGTAAGCTAGTTTCAGTGCGATTACAGACGATTTAAAAGAGTTACGTCCACCTTTCAACACATTATATGGCAATTTAGATACCCAAACGCTCTTAAAGTGGGGGTTGACATTTTTTTGAATATCAATTATCCTCATCGTCACCCTCCCAGCTATCAATAATTGTGATGGTGTCATCTTCCATCTGTGTATCTGTCAACTGTGATTTTAATTTCTCAATCTCAAGCCCTAGTTTTTCGGATTGCTTAGCTGTTGGATATCGTTTTAAGATTTCAGTAATAGCCTTGATAACCGTGGCATTATCTGCTTTTTTGGTGTGCCTTTCTACTTTCCCTGTCGTTGGATTAAGTATCAAAACCTCCTCATCTCGTTTACCCCTAGCGATTTCAGAAAGGATATAGAGCGCCTCTGCAGCATCCATGATATTTTGCTCATGCAGCTCTTGCATTTGTTTGTTTATGTACTCTTTTATCCCAACATTTCCCAACAGCTCAGTAATACGGTTATTAGCGTAACTCTCACTATAACCAGCTTTAATTGCTGATTGATAGCCGTTTCCTGTCTTTATGTACTCATCTGCAAAGCGCCTTTGTCTTTCATTCATTCGCTACCTCCTTTCCAACAAAAAAATCACAAGTATATTACTCATGATTTCATTTTATATGTGTAGAAAGGGGGTGTTTTACTGATGTTTTTGATTTAGAACGCAAAAAAGCCCCAATTAAGGGGCTGAGATATAACGTAGTAGCCCGGATTCGAACCGGAATCTCCTCCATCAAGGCGTAATCCCTATATACTACTCCCTACGTTTCTTAGTGTGATTATACCACTCTTTTATGACTTTTTCAACAAGCTTATGCTCTTTTGGTGTCAAATTACTTGCCCCTTTTTTACTTTTCTCATATTCTGCATGGTTATAACCATGATGAGCATGTGGTTTCATCCCTTTATGTACATGATCCAAATCAATTTGTTTGTTACGCTTATTTTTTGTATCAAAATAGACAATACTCTTGGGTGTGTTTTTATTCTTGTCAATAAGTGCGTAAACCCTGCCTTTTGTCATCGTTTCCATTGGAGTCTTTTGTGACCCTTGCCCACTTTGAGTAACAAATTTTATATTTCCTGCTTTATGTACAGTCTTGTATTCTGTACCATACTTTTTGCCTTTATGGCTCATTCCAGAGCTTGCCCCTCTACCGCCCATTTGTCCATCCTTTCAATCGTGTCATTACCAAAATAAACAACTTCGATACCTTTATAATCGTATTCTATTGCACCACCATATACCAAAATTCGGCTTGGTTGTAATCTATCAATCATGGCATCCATGCCATTCTGCCATATCTTAGTACGCTGCTGACTTTTCTTAACTCCTATCGTACTAATTGCAACAGTGCTTTTTGTAGGTGTCCCATCAAAGCAAAAATCATAGCTATCAGCGTCCGCCCAGGACACTGTTGGAATGACTGTGTACCCCCAATTCTGCATCATTTGACCTATCAATCTTGAGCGGTAAGTATTCCAAAGTTGCATAGCTATTGGCATGTCTGTATATAGGCTAAAATCTGGAGTAAGCACACAGTCAAAGGCCGATAACTTCTCTATATAAAAATCTGGGCGTTTCCACATTCTTTCAAACTGATAATCATCTAGGAAAAAATGCACTCCTGCTGAATAGTCAGGTTTATTCAAAACATAGTTAAATCCTTGTAGTTTTTTAGGGACATGATCAACTGGCTCAAGTGTTGGTAAGTTATATTTTCCATCTGTGCGCGTGGCATCATAATCTAACAAATTGTATTGGTTAATGGTGTTTTGTCTGTGATATGATTTTTGATTATCCATATTTACCTCATTTCAAAAAAAGCCCATATATCTTGATTATAGATACATAGACTAGGGGATTTTTACGGTTATTTTTTTAGAGGGAGATACTTGTAAGTAGCATAGAAATACTTATCAAACCATTTGTTAAGATGGTTATAAGCTGGGCTAGGGCTTAGATATAAGATTTTTTGACAAGCGCCAATCACATTGAGATTTTCGTAGACATAAACCTCTTTGATAGTTTTTAAAATCTTTTCATCTGTCTTTTCTACAAATTCTGTTGTGACAGTTTTTAGATTTACCAAGAATATCGCTTTTTCGATGTTATTTTCCAAAAAGCTTTTATGAATTTTTTGCTCAAGTATTGTTTTTTTAGGATTGTTCTTGTCTTTCAAAAAATACCATTTGAGCCAATTGATTTCCCTGCGATGTATCACTGATAGGCGCTCTATTTTCTTTTTTGTCATCAGTCATGTATCACCCCCTCATCATCGAGTTTCAAAATAATTCCATCTACTTTTGAAACCCTACTACCCCTTATTTTTATTCTTAAATCATGCCCGTTCGCAATATGTTCAAGATCGTTCTTAGATAAGAATATTTCAAGCATGCTCATCACTTAACCTCCTCAAAGTAGCTATAAAATTTACTTAAATTGATAATAGCAACCTCTTCAACAGAATGCTTTCCGATATCAAAGTTTGGATCATTTTTTCCAAACTCTTTTTCTATAGCTTTTTCAGCCAATGATGGCAAACTGAATATACTTGCTCCGTTTTTTAAGGCTAGCGCTTGACCGTGTTTGTTTACTATTCGATAACCCACATCAAACGGTCTGATTTTCGTTGGGATTTTTATGCGTTTGCTTTCAGTTTTTGCAGCTTGTTCAAGTGTTTGTGTCATTACTTCACCTCATTAACTTTCTAACGCACAAATTCATTGACCAGGTCGCTGATAAGAAACTTCCATTCAGATTCTCTAAAGGTCAAAAAACGATCTGCGGTCAAATTTCTAAGTCTTTTATAAAAGAGTATCTTTAGTTGGATTGACTCACCAACAGTCAGAAAGATACCAGGGAAACGATGTACAGAATGTATTCTATTCCCATATCCAGAAATATCTAAATGTATTAACATTTCTGGATAAGAACGTCCAACATTAGCTTCAACTCCTAACTCAATCTTAACTTCTTCTACAATTGGAACCTGGTTAAAAATTGGTCGTGCAGAAAATAATGGCGACGAGACTTTTTGCCTTTTTCCTGAATATGGATATTTTCTAGGCCTCATTTACGTCCTCCTCGTCTTCGTAAAAATCAACTTTTGCAAAGTTTTTGGGATTGATAGTGATCATTCTTTCTTCTGGTTCAATTTGAATTAGTTGGAGATAATCTATATTACCTCGTGCGAGCCATTCTAGCATTTTGGCAATTTGTGTATAATTTTCTCTAACTTTGATAGTTTCATCCATGTACGGATTTTGTAATCTGATCTTTGCTATTTATTCCACCTCCTCTATATCAAACTCTAATCTATAATGCCCTTTCTCCTCGTTCAAGCCACCATAAACAAAAGATAACTTTTTGATAACCTTATGATTATCATCTGTCCAAATACCTGCATCAGTCATGCCATCAATGATAGCCTTGACTGTCGGATATAAGTTAGGTGGGTCAAGTTTTGACTTAGTAGGGCTGTAAATTGTAACTGTAACCTCGCAAGGAATAGATGAGTTAAAAGCAGCCATCTTTTTATCCTTAGCTGCCAAAGTGTGCCAATAAGCAAAGTTTCTGATACGCTTGGTAACTTTAGCTTTATCTGTTTGATGCTGCCTGTCGTTACTGTTGATAACCATGTTCAGAGCTTTGTTTTTGGTGTTTCTAGGCAAAGAAAATTCAAATTTCATTTCAGGCCTACTTTTTATTTGTAACTGTGAATGGCAGGATACTTTCTGGCATGTAATTGACTTCATACTTGTACTGATTTACCTCAGCCCCCTCAAGATCTTCTACAACATACATATTCCATCCTGTAAGATTTACCATGTGTTTTTTATACACGCCTTTTGCAGTTTCGACTAATATTTCAAGTCTTTTTCCATCATTGGCCTCTGTTTCTACAGAAATTCGACCAATAACTTCAAATTCGATTTTATCTGTTCTAGTGTTGATTACGGCAACTCGCCGAATAACATTAAAATTATCAGCTTCTTGACTGATATTGTACGATACTTTTTTGCTTTCTCGGCAAGCTGCCAATCCAAGCAAGGACATTGATATAAAAATACATGCAATCAATTTTTTAAATTTCATTTTAATTTCCTCTCTGTTTTAAAAACTCTGGTATATCATCGCCGATCTCAAGACTATCATATTGAGATTTCGTGACCAAAAATTTCCCGTAAGCTCCTGCAGTTACGGTGTAATAGCCAGATATAATCTGTTTGTCAGTTATTTTTCCATACATCATTCCCCCAGCGTTATCTACCTGATGAATGATAACAGATTTTCTCTGTTTTAATTCATCGACCTGTTTTTCTAGCGCCGAGATTTTTTCTCTGTAATGATCTCTCGATACTGCTATCCCAAGATTAAATACAGCTATTGTCAAGAAAAATATCGCTAAGCAAAGGCTAATCAATTGCTTTTTGACCATTTCAACCTCCAGATAGTAATTTATAGACCGTTTGCAATAATCCAAACGCATAGATATACAGCACGAACCATAAAACTTTATCGAATGTATTTTCTTTAAAGCTATTTCTTCCAGCGATTGCAATCAGCAATGCCAATAAAAGGCACGCTGATACAATCATAAATTTATAAAATCCAATCATACTTTTCTCTCAACCTTTAACCAGGCACTTTCGCAATGTGCTTTATGCCAAAACTGTGATATTTTCTTGGTCTGCTAGTCTTTCTTTTAAATAGGCTGCAATGTTTTCGACCGCATCAGCTACCCAACGCTTACCATCTGCCTCAAATAAAGCCATATTTGCTTGCTTATCAATCCTAAAGACGAATAGGCTTGCTGGTTGTTCAACCTCGCTAAATGTGCGATATGGGCGCAATGTAACTGGATTAGGTGCTTTGCCTTTAGCAAGACTTGCCACCCCTGTTTTAACTGTTGCTACTTGAGATACCCCGTTATCTTCAATTTCAGCACCATTCTCAATTTTCAACGCACTAGCAAACTCTAGTAATGTGCCACGATCATTGTCGTCAATAAAGTTTGATTGCAACATGATGTTAAACTGCTCCGGTGATAGGAAACGACCAAAAGAAAGCTCTGGGATGCGTGCCTTAACATCAACAAGTAGTGTACGATGCTCACGCTCATCATTTTCAGACCAAACACAAACCTCATCATTTTTCTCAACAGCGACAATCAAGCGTTGTTTTTTCAAATTGTTGAGATCTGTTTTGAGATAGTCAACAAGACTTGTTAAAGTTGATAGCTCCAAAGTTTTCGGATAGCGTTTAGGATCAAGTTCTTTGAGATTGAATTTGTTAGCATCAAAATACTCTGTACCATCTACTGCTGTTAAAATTTCTAATCCATTCTCATTTAGTTCTACTGCGTATTCCAATGCTGCTTTAAGATTTTCTGTTGTCATATTAGTTACCTGCTTTCTTCTTGTTAAAATCAATAATATCTGGTTTTGTTTCTACTTGTTGTTGTTCTACTTCCTCTACTGGCTGTCCAATATCGGTTCGTAATTGAGCATCATCATCAAAATACATCTGACCTGGCACGCTACTTCTGAGTTCGTTTGCATGTACCATACCTGTATCATAGTCACGACCAACAAGAATAGTTGTAGCTACTGCATTTTGAGGTGCTAGCTTAGCTTTTACATCCATGATGGTATCAACTACTGTACGCTCATCATTAGATGACATTTTCAGCGTAATTGTGATAGTGCGTTTTGCTTTCGCATCTGTATTTAGGTCTAGGATGTTATCAAAAACTTTCTCAAGTTCATGATCCAATTTTTCCTGTAACCCACCCTCTGCAATGTGTGATAGGTCTAAGCCTATTAGTTTTTTAGTCATTTTCTCCTCCTATTTCAATAAACTTTGCAGCCGTTTCAATTTTGTTTGGTCTTCAAGCAAAGACTGGTAGGCTTCTTGTTTAATCAGAATATACCCAGTTAAATCACGGCCAGTAATCACATCATCATCTGGCAGCAACTCCAATTGCTCTGATGTATCTTCTTCCACATCAGAAACAATCCCTTTTTTCTTTTTAGTGAAAGTATTAGTGATTACAACGATATCCGCTTCATCGCTCAAAAATGCTGATACTTGGCATTTCAGGATTTCTGCAAAAGCATCAATTTCAACTGTGGTAGGATCGGCGACATTACGCTCAATGTCGCTGACTCTGTTTTGAGAAACATCCAACTTAGGGGCAAGGTCATACTGTGTAAGACCTGCCTCTTTGCGGATGGCTCTTAATTTAGCGCCATCAAATACTTTCATTTGAAAGTCTCCTGACCTGTTTTATAAAACTTGTTTTCGATAACATGCATCGCAATCTCAATTTGAGTGTCAGGTTTTTGATAATAGGCAACCTGTCGCTTGTACTGACATACGGCTTTTCTTGCAAAAGTGGTGACAATTCCTGACCACGTTGTCGTCAAAATAGCGGTTAAAATTAAAATAAGTTCAAATTTTGTCATGTAGTTTTTCCTTTTCAAATTGGTTTAGTACAGTCTGAAATATCTCTAACAATAACTTTTGAGGGATATTAGACCGCTCATTGTAAGATTTCGAGAACTCGCCCCACTGCACTTCTGCTGATCGTGTCTCATTATTTAAATTCAGGTACAGATTACTTGCAAATTTAGTCGGTTTTTGCAATGGGTAGTCATAGTTATTGTATTTTACTGGATTCTTGTGAGGCAAAGAAAATCCTATGATTTGCTCTATATACTTCCATAATCGCCCCCCGAACTATTAAGCGTGTTGATGGCTTTAGTATATGACCCATTGCCACTATCAAACAGCGCCCATACTATCATTTTCCTCTTTGACACAAGCACCTCCTAGAAAGGCAGATCATCATCGCTGATATCCAATGGATTTGACGACCTACCAAATGGATTATTATCACGGGTGAAATCAGGAACTGGATTTGTCGTGTTGCCCTCAAAAAAGCTACCTTGTTGTCCGTAACTATTTCCATTTTGGAAATTGTTCCCTTGGTTGTTTCCATTCTGGAAATTACCACCTTGATTACCGTGGTCTTGTTGCTGATAACCGCCGTAATTATCTTGATAGCCTTGATTATTTTGCTGATTGTTGCGACTTTCTAGCAATTGGAAATTACTAGCAATAACTTCTGTGACATAGACACGCTGACCTTGCTGATTGTCGTAGTTGCGAGTTTGGATTGCACCTGTAACGCCAATCAACGACCCTTTTTTAGCCCAATTAGCAAGATTTTCTGCTGCTTGTCGCCAGATAACGCAATTGATAAAATCAGCCTCACGCTCTCCAGCATCGTTTTTAAACGGACGATTTACAGCAAGAGTAAACGTAGCAACCGCAATATTAGATTGCGTGTATCTCAGTTCAGCATCTTTTGTAAGCCGACCTACTAAAACAACGTTATTGATCATTTTTAATCCATCCCTTCGTATAAACTTTTTCCTAACTGTTCATCAAAGTCTCGTTGATTTTCGGGGTCTAGCATTGCCAGAGATTTTACAATTTTTATTTTTGTTTCTCTACATGGTTGATAGCCATACTTTGCATATCTCATAAGTCTGTTAAAAGTGCTGACCGGGTAAAGCAATCTATCATCTACAACTAGCCTTTTTGTGTGTAAATGTTCAAAATAATCTTCATGAAATAATACTTCAAAAACAGCCATATAATCATTTTCATCTACATTTTCATAATTCTTGTAGTAAGCAAATTTTGTAATTGTAAAATCAAAATTTGCAATAACATTTTTTGGTGTTCCGTATGTATTTCTAATAAGTTCGAGACGAACTTTTTCTTTGACAGAATAGATTGACCAACAATTTTTGTTCTCATAAGAAAATCTCCAATCATTAGGATTTTCTTTTAACTGTTTCTTATAGTAACTTTTCGCCTCCAAAAAATCTTTTTCACTTTCAAAGAAAATATCCAAGTCTTTAACACGCTCGTTATTAAAAATGTTTTTGAAACAACCACCAGCAATAAACCCTTTATGCCCCGTTAGAAATTTATCAAGCCACCAAAGCTGCCTGTAATTAAGCAAATCACTTTTTTTAAATGTCATTACAAACCTCCTAAAGTTTCAAAACTAATAAAATTATCCTCAAGATATTCTTTAAGCTGCTCTAGTTGAGGTTTGCCACCATGCAAAGTCAAGAGCATTGTGACTTCCAAAGGCTCACTAGGCTCAAATTTGGGCACTTCTTGCGCTTTGTTTTGCTGTTCCGGTGTAATTGTACCCTGTTCCAAAATCTCGCCTGTTTCAGCATCAATAGGCTTGATATTCGCATTGGCGTTTTCTCTGGCCAAGCGTTCAATTTCTGCAAGCCGTTCAGCTTCTGCTTTTTCTTGCGCCTCCTGCTGTTCTTTGCGCAAGTTGGCAGCATCACGATCAGACTTCATGAGGTTTAAAACATCCACTAAAGTCTTTCCATCCTCAAGGTGTCTGATATAGCCATCTGCTGGCAAGTCGTATTCATTAGCTTGATTAAAAATAGCCTGTTTGTTTGCTTTAAATTCTTCAAGAGCATCAAACTCTGCCAATACCAAAGCATCCATTTCATCAAGCGTTGATTTCTTGAGTTCAAATTTACCAGATTTGAAATATTTCTTGAGGCTGTATTCATCGTAACGATCTTCAAATGTGGATTTTTCAAGACCTGCTACCATACATTTATCTTCAAAAGCGGCACGGACGATATCCACGCGCAACAATCGCTCATGTTCATCAACAGCGTTTAAGCCTGCTGTCATTTCATCCGTCACTTTTTCAAGAGGAGTGAGAACCTTTTCTTTATACCACTTTTCAAAGTCTTTATACGGTCGGTTTATCGTTCCTTTGATTTCCTTGCGTTTGGCTTCCAAAGCATCTTTCAACTTGTTATAATTAGTCCGCTCCTCATAGACCTCTTTATAGGTCTCTGTTGAAACTTCTTTGCCAGAATATTTAGCAATAGCTGCCTGGACTTGCTCCTCAATCGCCTCACGGTCAACATTGATTTTTGCTGGTGTGAAATCTACTTTAATTTCAGTTAATGTTGAATTAGTCACATCTTTCATTTTTTCTAATCCTCCAATCCTAAGAATTTGAATAAATCAGCCTTAATATCACGTTTTACTGGCTCTGGCGCATCTGATCCATCTAGCATTTTGATTTCATGCGTTGCCTCGACAACAACGATATTGCAACCAAAAGACTCTGCTAATGCAGCTATCTGCTTTTGTTGTTCTTCATAAGCGTCGTAATCCAAGGTTAAAGCATCTTGCATGCAATCACACAAGCCTACCTTGTAAGCTAAGCGTTTTTTGTGGTGCTCATACTCTGACACAAAATGACCATTTTCTTTGTTTTGAAAAGCGATAAATTTTTTAGTTTGTTTCATGTTGTTTCCTCTTTCTTTTTTTTCCTCAATTTGTTTCAATTCTTTAGTTTTATAGCTGCCACACTTTGGGCATTCCAGAAATGTATAATCATCATTATCTGTTGTGGCTTTATAGTACATAAAACCACATTCTAAACAGCCAAAATTCCCACTTAGCATATCAACCACCTTGTTTTTCATGTGCTTTTTGAATTTGTTTAGTGAGGTAATCCATCACTGTGTTATAACCGTCAACTGGCACTTTGTGAAAATCGTCTATTTGGTACTTGTTCAATACGAAATTTGCAATTGTATCAAATAGCACTCCCTTTATCATCGCAATTTCTTCAATGCTCTTGATGATTTCTTGACACTGAATGTTGTCAATGTACCTTACTTGATTTTGTTCTTGGGGTTGCTGGTTGTTTGGTTTCTGTTGCTGATTAGTCTGCCATTGTTCTTGGCTTTCTTCTACTGGATACTCATCAATATCTTTTTCGCCGATAGCGAATAGACCTTGTAAGGCGTACTTTCGAGCGTATGAGCTGACTGCACCTGTCCACTGTGGCTCCTGCATCTGCTTAATCTGACCTTTTTGTGTATTGAATACTGGTACTGGACTCATTTCAGCGTATGCTGTTGATTGGTATTTCTCGTTTCTTTCATCATTGAAAGCTACGGCCGTTGCTCTTACAAAGATTTTCCCAACAAGCTCAATGAGTTCATCCGTCACAATTACAGACCAATCACTTTTCAACTCTTTGAAAGTTGTATAGATATCCTCTGCATTTCTAAATGCGTACTTTACATCTTTTGATTTCTTTTTTTCTAGTTGCATTTTTTGTTGCAACTCTGGGAAAGTTAAAGCTGCCATATCATTCTCCTAACCCCTCTAAGGACTCTACGAATTCCACATAAGCCTTATAGAAATCCCCAGATTTTCCGCTATCTCTATAAGCTTTGTCAATCAGTTCTTGACCCGTTCCGTAGAAACAACCTACTCTCCACATTTTATTAGATTTTGTGTAAGTAAAATGCCGTCCGCTTGACCAATGGTTTTTAAATACGATAACATCCCCAAGATCCGATACTTCGGCATTGCCCGATACTTCGGCATCGCCCCATACTTCGGCATCGCCCCATACTTCGGCATCGCCCCATACTTTGGCATTGCCCGATACTTCGGCATTGCCCGATACTTCGGCATTGCCCCATACTTTGGCATTACCCCATACCCAGGCATCATCTTCTTGACTTAGGTTTTCTTCTTTCTGGATGTAGCCTCCAAGATCTCCAGCGTCCACGCTACCAAAGCTGATTAAAGCTTTAATACGGAATAGTTTCCATCCCCAGAATGTGATTGTGTCATCGACTACCAATTCATATTTTTTACTCATTTTTTGACTCCTCTGTTATTTTTAATTCTGAATAGATTGTTGTATGGTTAATATTTACTATCGTGTCATCTTAACGGTTTTAGCCATTTCTTTCTTCCATGACTGACTGCCTCGATATTGCAGATAAGCATCAAAGCCTTTAATTGTGACAAGCTGTCCATCATTTCTGAGGTGCTTTTGCTGACTAGGCAATTTCTTCATTTCTCGCCTCATGTCACCAGCTTGTCTTTTTGAACATCCGAAAATATGCTCTAGCTCTCCATCGTTTGCTGCTACCTTCTCGATGATCACATCTTTAATTCTCACGATTTGAACTGCTTCCATTTTTGCTCCTTTCGTGATATAATCTACTTAGTGTTTTTAGTAAGCCCCTGACCTTATCAGTGGGCTTTTTCGATATCCTCTCTTCTGCTATAATAAAACCAGAAAGGAGGATTAAAAATGACATTTGATAAAAATATAGCTAATAAAATCCTAGAATTTGCTAAACTGGAGCCAACTGTCCCAGCTGGCACTTCTCATGATTTCCGTTCTGAAGAATTTGATCAAGATGATTTTAGAGATACCGCTAAGCACCTAATCTCAACCGGTCAAATCACAGCATATCTTGAGGAAGATTTCTCAGGATTCTATATCGCTTTCAGATTGTAATTTCTGAATTTCAGCAATCACTGTCGCATCAATTTCCATAATGTCTGGAATTGCTGTGATAGTGATTTTTGGTTTCTTATCCGCAGGCATTTCTAGTTTAAAATCAATTACCCCACGCCCAAGCTCCCAGTCATTGATTTTTACTGAATAACCTGATGACCTTAAACATTGGCCATCAGTAGGTTCATGTTTAGGCTTTATACTTAGTTTTAATTGCTTCATGCACTCTCCTTTCAGGTTTTATTGTAATTCCCCTCTTTTATTTATTAAAATGAGTATTACTTGTTGTTAGTTAGTATTTATTGTTATTTAGTACTTGTTGTTAGTTAATATTTGTTAGTGTAAAAAATTTTACATGTATTATTTTTACATGTATTATTTTTACATGTATTATTTTTACACTTGCAAACCTTGTGACCGTAATTCGGCAAAAAGTCTCTCTTGCATTATTTGAAAACTAAATTCTGATATTTTTCTATCAGAGAAAAATCTAAAAATTCGCGAACCAGCCCCACGCCCAAAAGATACCTTAATTTCTCGCAAATAGCCCGCTTGTTTCAATTTTTCAAAGTGCTTTAAAACAGTTCGATAATTCAAGCCTGCTCGTTTGGCTATCTCTTCAGGATAGACTTGCCAGGTAGAGATATTACTCAAAACAATCATCAGTACTCCTATTTCAGCCGCTCCAAGCGCAGGATCGTTGATAAAATCATTACTAACAGCAGTATAGTCGTTAGTTGGATTCCTGAAAGATGAAATCCACTTTTAAGTTATAAAGTTTTTTCTTATCCATGTGAGCTCCTTTCTTCGTTTATATGAGTTTTTTGGGTTACCGTTTTGGTGACTTTCTAGGCAAAAAAATTTCTTGTAACGGCTTATCAAAAAAGCTACGCAAGAAAAACATTTCATCCTGAGTAAAAGCACTTTGACCTTTTTCTTTCTGGCGATATGCCGTTTCAGAAATGCCAAGTTTTTGTGCTAGTTCTTTTTGTGTAATACCTTTTTCTTTTCGTAGTTGATAAAGATAAATTTGCACGTTCCTACCTCCTTATCTTAATTCATCTATGCTGATTTCTAACGCATCAGCGATTTTGCATATATTCGGCCAAGAATAGAAATAATCCCGATAAAGATTTTACAGATCTAAAGAACTACCTGCACGGAGTTATTCACTGAGGGCTGTTCTTTCTAGTTCGTTCATCTTTATACTCCTTTCTCTTTTTTCGCTCTATGAGTAATAACTAGGAGGGGAATCGCGCCCCTCTACGCTACCCTAGTTTCTTTTTTGTTATTCCCTTAAGCTTGATTCTAGTATATCACCATTTTGGTGACTTGTCAACAGTTTTTTAATTAAAAAATAAAAAAAGTTGCGTTTTCGGTGACTTTTTTATATAATCTACTTATACGACTATAGAAATCGAGGTGAGTAAAATGGATTTAAAAAAATATATCGGAACGCAAATTAAGACGTTTCGTAAATCAGCTGGATTTACCCAAGACGAACTTGCCAAAAGATTGAATACTACTAAACAAACTATTAGTAGATATGAAAAAGGGGATAGAAAAGCCAATCAAGATATGCTCTTTGAACTTTGCGATATTTTCGGCATTTCAATAGACGATTTTTTCCCTTCTCAAAATGAATCTACCCAGCCCTCTGCAACTTCCCTCATCCAAACCATCTACGACGAACTCAAGCCTCCAAGGCAGGCCAAAGTCTTGACCTATGCAGAGAGGCAACTGGACGAGCAGAGGAATGAAGAAGAAACTCAACCAAACGAAGTTTCAGAAGTCATCCAACTTTATAGTTACGACTACTACGATCACCCAGCTTCAGCAGGTACAGGCCAGTATTTGAATGATGTACGAGTGGAGCGGATTGAGTTACCAGTAGATGTAGACGCCGACTTTGTTATTCCAATCAAAGGGGACTCGATGGAACCTGATTATCACGATGGTGACCTGGTATTCATTCAGACAAGTGTTGAGTTAAATGATGGAGTTGTTGGAGTGTTCAACTACAACGGTGATGCTTATATCAAGCAGCTTGTCATCGACAAAGACCATGCATACCTACATAGCCTAAATCCAGTGTACAAAGATATGCCAATTACACCAGAGACGGATTTCCGAATTATCGGTGAAGTTGTGGATTTGTATAGAGAGAAATAAAATCTAAAAACCATTGCTGATGAAACAATGGTCAAAGAAGAATATTTAAGTTTAATTGGTTGATACTATGATTTTTTTCGTTGCATCTTTTCTTCTCCTTATCGCACTTTTTTATATCCGCAATCATTCGAAAAGTAAAAATGAATTTATTGATAGAAAAATTCCATCTGGCCCAAACATTGATTTTTTCGTTCAAGATGATTTGCATAACCAAGAATATCTTGAGTTACTTTCTAGGCGGCCAAATTATTTTGATTATGTTGACGGCTCTTATGAATACGCATATACAGATAGTTACAAAACCAATGAGGGTTATAAACTCAGAGAAATGCTATTACTAG